GGAAGCATCAAGCGGAGTTTCTAAAATGATTGATTCATCCGATATAGTAGAGACTCGTGAAAATGACATTGTGATACTAGATCAATTTGAAAGAGATTTATATATCATAACAAGAGAGGTATACAATTATCATTCATCTTTATCATTAAGTAAAGATGCAGTATTTACAGTAGAGTTTTCTAAACCTAAAATTACTAAAACAGTTAGTGAGAAAGTGCAAGAAAGAAATGCTGGTTTAGGAAAATGGATTTCATTAAGGCAAATATTGCGTGAGGATTTTCCTAATTCTACAGAATTAGAGATAGAGGAAAAAATGAAGGAAATGATGCAAGGACAAATTGCCTCTACAGTTAATCCAGTTAAACAACAGATTGATAAAATAATAGAAAAAAAGAACAATCGTCTACAATGACGTAAAACTTGAAATAGAGAATAAACTATGTCAATGAATAAACAGATGGAAAAAAGTATAAAGAAAGAAATGGCAAAACAAATGAAGGAAATGGAATCCGTAGAAAAAAAGACAAAAAAAAGGAATGCAAAAAGTTATAAAAGAAATAATAAAGCATAACTAAAAACAATCGTCCACAATGACGTAAAACTTGAAACATTGGAGTATATTATGCCAGTTGTAAATATCACAGATTCAGAATTAGAATTGTTAGAAAGTTCTAATGTTGAAAATATCGTAGCAGTCTCGAAACGACTGAAAAATTCAAAAGATATTTATATTCCCAAAAATAGGTTAGATGAAGTTATATCTGAACGAGATAATCTTCGTCAAAATGTCAATCAACTTACTACTGAAAAGATTGATGCAGTAAATAAATTAACTGAGGTAGAGAAAAATTCTGTTGAAAAAATTACTGCATTAAATGAACAAGTTGAGAAAGCTAAACCTCTAATAGAGAGTCTTGAAAATAGTAGACAGGACAAAATAAAACTATTAAAAGAAAAGTTAGGGGATAACTATTTGCCGGAATATGATTCTTTTACAGTTTCATCATTAGATAAATTGCTATCTGTTTCTTCTAAACATACAAAAGTAGATACTAAGGTTAGTTCACCAACAACATCTGAACCTTTAAAACCATTTTCAGAAATGACTAAAGAAGAAAGAGAGAAAGTAATTAAACAAGCTAAATCTGGAACATTACGAATACCAATATCAACATCAACATAATAAGAAAGGTTTATAATGAAAAATTTTTTAGATAGTAAATTCTTTGCTTATGCAAAAAAAGCATTAAGTTTTTTAAGTATTGCAATATCGGTATGTTTTGGCATACCTGTTGCTTTTGGAATAGTTACACGTGCTAATATTCCTTATGAAATAAATAACTTTTATGATAATGTACTATTAACACGTGCATTACCTTTTAATCTACATGGACTATTTGGTCAAGGTAGAGCGATACCTTCTAAAACAGGAACTAATACCATTAAGTTTAGACGGTATGAGTCATTGCTTCCAGCTACGACTCCATTAACAGAGGGAGTACCTCCTGCTGGTAGTAGTTTGACAACAACTGAAATTACAGCAACTGTTTTTCAATACGGTGATTTTGTAACAATTTCAGATGTGGTAGATACTACTATCGTTGACCCTATTTTAACGGAAACATCTGAACTATTAGGCGAACAGATGGGGCTTACAAATGATAGGTTAACAAGAGATATTTTAATTGCTGGAACAACGGTTCAATATGCTAATGATGCTGTATCACGAGTAACGGTTGACAGTACAGATTTAATGAGTGTAGAAGAAGTAAAAAGAGCAGTGAGAACTTTAGGTTTAAACAATGCACGTCCTATTACTTCCATTTCTGGAGTTAATGTAGGGCAAGGGACAGTCCCTATTCAAGCGGCGTACATTTCTATTGTACATCCTCGAACAGCCTATACTGTTAAGAGTTTAACTGGTTTTATTTCTGTTGAAAAATATTCTGTTAATACTACAATATTGCCAAATGAGATTGGCACTCTTGATATGGTACGTTATGTGCAAACAACAGAAGCTGGGGTATTTGTGCAAACAACAGAAGCTGGGGTATTTACTGGTGCTGGTGCTGGTGGTATTGATGTGTATGGCACGTTAGTAATAGGTGCAAATGCGTATGGAGTTATTGATTTAGGAAACAGTCAATCACAAGGGATTATTTATAAAGAGCTTGGATCGGCTGGAACTAAAGACGCTTTGAATCAAGAGCAATCTTTAGGATGGAAAGAATTTTTTACTGCAAAAATTCTTAATGATGCTTTTATGGTGCGTATTGAACATGCAGTAGCATAATTAACTTAATATACAGGAGTATAAATCTATACTCCTGTATAAATTTAACAAAATGAACAAAATGAATAAAAGGACTAAATATGGCAAAGGAAATAAATGAAACAGTAACAAAAAGTTCGCATTATCAAGATAAAATGATTGAACATTTGAATAAACAAGAACAAGTAATCATTAGTCTCGAAAAAAGGCAGGGTGATCCGCCTTATGAAACTGTTATCCTTAATGATGTAAAATATGTAATACCTCGAGGTGAATCTACTACAGTTCCAAAACAAGTGGCTGATGTGTTAAATGATAAACTAAGAGCAGAGGGAAAATTGCGTTTATTGTCTGAAGAACAGAAACAAAGAATGAGCAATCCTGTTAAAGGAACTGCAATAAAATTGTAAAATGTTAATTAACTTTATAACTGATACGGACTTATTAACATATTACCCCCAGTTGGGAAAATATATTCCCAACACACAGGTAGATTATAATCCTCAAATATCGGAAGCATTTGAGCTACTACAAGCTGATTTGTTTAATAGTGGCATAGATGTAAAGCTGTTGGGAACACCCCTTGATTTATTAAGACCTGTAAATTCGACTCAAATACAAAATACATTAACGGAAGCGTTAATTGACTATGTAGATTTACCAAAAACATTTGATTATGTAGTAAGATTGCAAGGATATAAAAGATTTTGTATCAATGTGCCTTTTATTTTTAGCGGATCATATATAGTGTCATTATATGGAAGTAATGATCTAAATGTATCAATAACATCACCCCCACAAAATTGGAGTAAGATTATTGATATTGAAGTATCTGAACAAATTCTATATTCTAAGAAATTTGAACATGAATATACTTACTACAGAGTTGAAGTAAATTCTAACAATGCTCAATTCAGTATAAAGATAAATACGTTTTTATCTGAAACATGGATTGATAAGTTAATTATCTATAAAGCACTGAGTCTAATTGGGATGGCAAATAGAAAAGAACAAGGGGATTACTCGGATTTAATGTACACTAATTATGATTCTTTATATCAATCTCTTTTTGCTGGTGTTAAGATGTATATTGACGCTAATAAAAATAATTTACCGGAATCTACTGAAATAAATAATATGAAGTCTATTGAATTTTTCAGATAACATTTATGACACAACAAGAACATGCAGATTTTGCAAAGACAATTGTAGAATTAGTAGATAGAGAAGGAAAAAAATTGTCTTCAACTATTATAGAGATATTAAAAGACCAAGCCGAAAAGTCTTCATTAGATGAATTTTTATCTTTTCTTGCTAACACAGAAAATTTAGACTATATTATAGAGAGTTTACAAAAAAACTTAGTAAAAATTTTCTATCATATAACAGATATTTCTCTCGAATTTGCAAAATTAAAATATGAGTAAGATTATAAATTTTGATAGTTTTAATTTTCAATCTATTTTAGAACAAATAGGTCAACTTTTTGTATCTGGTTTAAAAAGTAGAATTGAACAACAAATTGGAATTGATTCTAAAACTTATTCGAGACCTACTATATCTACATTGCGTCAGCGTTCCGCTTCTTTATCTAAATTTACTCCAAGTTTAAAGGGAGCAAAACAAAGGAAAGGAAAGTTAAAACAAGTTTCTACTGATAGACTTTTTGTTACGCATCAACTGGCAAATCAAGGATTCGATTATAATGTTAAAGAAAATAGTGCTACAGTTTTTGTTTCACCGACAGTACATAATGTAATAGGAAATGCAAAAGCGTTAACGATGCGTGATATAGTTGAATATAATTCAAGAAATCAAAGTAAAGTTAATCGCCGGATAGTTGACCCACCACTAATATTTCCTACGACATCTGAAGAAGTAGAATTATTGCAAAAAGAATATCATGCTTCTTATGATTTATTTCAACAAGAGCTACAAAAACAACTAAATAATATCTTAATAAACAATTTCCATATAACCTTAAACATACTATAATTATGGCTAAAAATAATGATATAACCGACAAAAGTCTCGGTCTTTTTAACGGATTGATAGAGGCGTTACGAACAGCTTTACAAGGGACTGCGAAAGAAGTCCAGATTTATATACAACAGCAACGAGATTTAGGTATAAGTGATGAACAAATTTTCAAACAATTAAAATCTGATTTAGATAATCAAGAGGGATTTTTTTCTGCGCTTTCCGGAAAAATAGAGGGTCAAACAGATACTGGCTTAAATATGTTAGCTCAACTCATGTCAAACATGGGCATCATTGGGAAAAAGAAAAATAAATATATATGGAAATTAGACCCAAATGTGCAGAAACATTGTCAAGATTGTTTAGATAATGCAGCTTTAGGAGCACATGATATAGGATTTTGGGCGGAAAGGGGACTCCCAGGGGGTGGAACTACAAAATGTAAACGGTATTGTCATTGCACTTTAGATGTTGTTAAAGATGAGAAACAAAAGTGAGCACAGGATTTACGACATTATCGGAGCAATATAGTGGACTTTTAGAATTACGAGATTTTCTTCGGTCAGAGGAATTTTTTAATGTTTCTATTGCTCCGGCAAATGCAACTGATAGAATGTTTTGCATTACTGTAAATAATGGCAGAAAAAATACAACATTCAATGATAAGCAAGGATATTTTTTTCCTATTATACAATTTAAAGTATCTTTTATTTTTTGTTTAGGAAATAATAAAATATCATTATATAACAATGCTATATCCTTAGTTGAAGATGCGTTACGTTTGATTATAGAACCAGACAACAGACCTGAAGGTGTGCGATTCGTTGAATATGTAACACTTACTCAACGAATGTTTAATGATACAGGCGGGTGGTTATTAGTGGATTTATTATTTGATGCTGAACTAACGTTATCGAACATAGTTACATTTGAAGAGAATGAAGAAAATTATTTGTTTGATGAAAATGATAAGTCATTTCAATATGATGAAGGTACTTTATAAAGGTATTTTATGTTAAAAGGAATACGAAAACTTTTTGGCGGATCAGGAGCACCTACAGAACCCTTACAGCCACGTCAACTATACTTTGATACATTAGCAAGAGTATTATATATAGGGACTGATGGAACATTGTTAGGAAATTCTGTAATAGGGGTAGCAGGATTTGTTGGTATAACTGTTGTAAAGCAAAATGCTGTAGGATTTAGAACATATCCAACTCTACAAGAAGCAGAGGATGCGGCGGAATATGGTGATACTATAATAGTAAATTCTGGAACATATTCTTTAGGTAGTAGCTCCTTAGTGTTAAGAGATGGAATCAATAAGCAATTTATGCCGAATGTAACTATTCTATCTGACAATATTAGCGGGACTATTATAGATAATGGTGCTTATGTCAATCAACAGTGGTACGGAAGTCCTTTCATTTCAAATAGTAATGGATTAGATCATACTATACGAATAAATTTTACTAATGCTCAATCACTTATACGGGGCTTTTACTGGCAATATGACGCTTATTATGAAAACTCTGTTCCGGCAGTTTTGACATATTTGAGTACTGTAGAGACAAATATAATTGATATACCTTATATTGATTTTATCAATACTTCAATTGGGCAGTATGAGAGTGTTTATTCTTTATTTAATCCCAACAAAACTTATTTACAGTTTATTTTACATGATACCAATAAAATTGGCAATGAATATATTGAAGGATATATAGGGTCAGTAGGGGGTGAGTACGGGAAAATACGTTTAAATGTTTATGATACTGGTGTACCTTCCAATTCCACTGGACAAATTTTTAGAATAAAAATTATAACTAAACCATAAAGGAATACAAATATGCAACTTACGAAAGAAAGAATCGAGGAACACTGCCAAAGAATACAATCCGAAATTGATTCTTTTAATGGGGTTTCTACAGTAAGAGACCCAGAAACTGGTAAACTAATGTCAAGAGAAGATTACAATATTTTAGAGCAAGAAAGAAAGGTAAATACTAATGGCTAACCCTATTTTAACAAAACAGAGAGTTATAGGTTTCAAATCTGAAACTATACAAAATACAGCAGTAACGTTAACTCCCAGTGATTATATTTTAGCAGAAGTAGGACAACCGCAACCTATGTATGATTTATTACCAAGAAATTATGCTCATGCTACTTTAGGGACGTTACTACATAGTGTGGGTAAAGTATATGTTGAGGTAAAAGTAAAAGTTGAGATGAAATGGACAGGAAGCACTTCTCAATATGCTCCGTTATGTGCTTTATTAAAAGCATGTGGAAATGCAATAGTAGAAGACAACCTTCCAGATACTACAGATATAACACCAATTTCATTTGCCCCAGTAAATATGTTATCTTCAGCCACTTCTTTAACTGCTGATTGGTATATGAACGGTATTAGACATACTGTAGCGGGGTGTGTTGCATCTTCCGCTAAATTAACATTTGTAGTGGGGGAGTTATCTTTTTTTGAAGTAACCTTACGAGGATTATATCAATCCCCTATAAACTCAGCTTTTCCCTCGACATCGTATCTTACAGAAACCTTACGTCCACCTATTTACAGCAGTACTAATTTTGCATTTGATGCAATTAATCATATTATATCTAAATTTGAATTTGATTTTGGATTAGAAACCTCATTGCGTGAAAATACTGCATCGTCTTTGGGAGTTGGGGGGTTTGTGATTACAGGTAAAAACCCTGTAGGTAGTTTTGATCCTGAACTGCAAACACCTTCGGGATATAATTATATAGATAAAATTAAATCTGGGGCTTATAATTCACTAACAACTTATTTAGGTACAGAATTGAGTAATAGTTTTATTATAATATGTCAAAGAGTGCAAATGAACTCTTTTGCATTAGCTGATAGAGGTGGTAAGGCTGTTGCTAATATACCCCTTTCTATGAGAGAAATTAACGGTGATGATAGTTATATAATATCTGTTCTTCATACTTAAATAAATATGTTCTTTATAAAAAAATCAATAGTAGGAGTAAAGTCTGAAATACAACAAGGCACAGCAGTTGCTTTAACTCCTACAGATTTTTTTTTTGCTGAAGTTACTTTTGTAAAATCTATTTTTACAACTTTTGATAATAAACAAACCCGTAATTTTAATGATACTTTAAATATATTTTCTCATACTAAGTTTTCAGAAATTAGATTGAGAGTAGAATTAAAAGCAATTTCAACTTTATATACCCTATTTAAAACATTTTCTTTACAACCAACTTTTATACCACCTGATACAACACAATTTGTATTGGATTCATCTATTCCTTTAGGTATGTCATCACCGTCTACGTCAGCTACTATAGAGTGGTACGTAGACGGGTTTAAGCATCGCTTATATGGAGCAATAGCAACTTCAGCAAAATTTAGTTTTTCTGTTTCAGAGATAAGTTATTTAGATATAACTTTAGCGGGCAAATATGAAAGTCCTGTATTAGCATCTTTGCCTTCTTATTCTATTGATTCAGAGTATTTACCGCCTATATTTGTTAATACAACTGTTTTATTAAATTCTATACCATGTAATTTTATAACACGAATAGAACTTGATTTTGGAATTGAAATATTCAGACGAAATGATGTGTCGGATACTACAGGATTTGGAAATTATATTTTATTATATACAAAACTAAATGGCAGTATTAACCCTGAAATAAATTCCTTGAGTTATTTTTCCTATGCTGAAAATAATATTCCAATATCTTTAGAGTGGACAGTGGGGAGTATTTTTGAAAATTACTTTCATTTCTATTTGGACAATATTCAAGTTCAACGAATAAATACAATACAAAGAAATGGTGTTCTATCTGCAACACTTCCATTTATATGTAATAGAACAAATACAGATACCTCATCATTTTTATTAGAAGTAGTTACATTACCACCACCATAAATATACAGAAAGGTTTTTATGCTTATAGCACTTACAAAAAATTATACAAAAGAATACATTTTACAAAGAGAGGTAGATTCTAAAAATCCAACTATCTTTATTTTAGGGGCTGTATCGAATGAAGCAGTAGCCCGTATTCAAGATTCTTATACGTCTTACACTAAAGCAACTGGTAATAGTGAAGAACCCTTTATTCATTTGAACTTAAAAAAGAAAGATATAGAATTTGTAAGAATAGGTTTACGAGGCTGGATAAATTTTAAGGATAGTGATGGAAAAGATATTCAGCCAGAATTTGTAGTGGAGTTTGGTGAAAATATTCTTTCTAAAAAAAGTATATCATTATTTCCTTTAGACATCATTAGTGAGTTAGCTGATGAGATTCATAAACTGAATACAGTTACTAAAGAAGATGAAACAGATTTTTTATCGCCCTCTCAATAAAGTATGACCCTACTTTATTAGAGTGTGATAGGGTTGTAACAAATAGCGGTATTGTATACCCTACAAGCAAACTAATGGGTATATACTATATCTATTCTCACATAATCAATTTTTTTATAGACTATAAAAATAATCATTTTTCATTCACATATACAGAATGGATAGCGTTACCAATAACATTACAAAGTTTACTTACAATTTTTAATAGATATATAAAAGAAATAGAAAATGCCAACCGCACTTGAATTTGATATACGAGCTAATGACTTTTATAGAAAAATAGTTACTGACTCCAATAACGCCTTAGAAGAACTACGAAAAAAGGGTGTTAGTGTTAGTAAAGAGATTGATTCTGCAAATAGAGAAATGGAATCTAACTTAAAAAGTAAAATGATGCCTTCTTTTGTTGCTTTTAATGGCATCATTGCAGATTCCGGTCAACTCTCTATGGGGTTAGGTCAATGGATAAGAGCTGTTTCTAATAACGTTCAACAATTTGCGCAACAAACGGCATACGCAGTACAAAGTGGCGGAAGTTGGAAAGATATTTTAAAAGGTATTATATCAAATTTTACTGGTGTAGGTGGAATGGTGTTTGCAGTAAATGCCGTTACGTTTGCTTTACAAATGTTTTCAAGTGTTGGTGGTAAAAGTGCAGAAGATGTAAAGCAAAAAATGGATGACCTGACTATTAGTATAGCTGACTTAGACCTCGAATTAAAAAATATTACTCGGACAAAATATTTAGATATACTAACAGAACAAATAGCAAACCTTACGATAAAGCAAGAAAATCTAAAAAAAGTGGAAGTGGATTGGTTAACCACTTTAGGGACTCTTGTTGGTAAAGTTCCCTCTATTGTTTATCAAGCTA